TCATGGCAATTTTTAGAGGAGACGGTGGTGCTGGTGATTCCAACACAGATGCCACACTAACCGCAGTAACCGCGCAAGCTGTCATAGCTACTAACAAAGCAAGTGAAGCAGCCACAAGTGCAGGTAATGCAGCAAGCTCAGAAACAGCCGCAGCTAACTCAGCAACCGCTGCTGCCTCAAGTGCAACAGGTGTAGCGGGTTATGCTACAGCCGCACAGAACTCAGCTACTGCCGCAGCCACAAGCGCGACAGGAGCAGCTACATCCGCAACATCCGCAACGACAGCTAAGACTGCTGCCGAAACAGCAGAGACCAACGCAGAGACTGCTGAGACTAACGCAGTAGCTCAGGTAACTCTAGCTGCTAATCAAGTAACTCTTGCTACAACTCAGGCTTCAAACGCTGCTACAAGCGCAACCGCTGCATCTAATAGTGCAACTGCTGCCGCAGGGTCAGTTACGTCTGCCACAGCTCAGGTAGCACTAGCTACAACCCAGGCCACTAATGCAGCCAACTCAGCTACTGCATCAGCAACGTCTGCTACCAACGCATCTAATTCAGAGTCTGCTGTAGCTACATCTGCTACTAACGCAGCTAACTCAGCTACTGCTTCTGCATCATCAGCAAGCGGTGCATCTACATCAGCTACCAACGCAGCCACTAGTGCTACCGCTGCTGCCGCTAGTGCAGCTTCTATTGGTACTGATCCCAGCTTTAACTCAGTCACAGTTACAGGCACTACCGCTGTCAAGATGTCAGCAGGTACTACAGCCCAGCGTCCTACAGGCGTAGCTGGTCACTTCCGTTACAACACCACTGAAGGTAAGTTTGAAGGCTACAGTACAGAGTGGGGCGAGATTGGAGGTGGTGCTGCTGACCTCTTGCTCAACAGCTTTACTGGTGATGGCAGTGACGTAACTTTCTCGCTATCTGGTGCGGCTATTGAAAACAATACACTGGTGTATGTCGATGGTGTGTATCAAAACAAGGCAACGTATGCAGTATCTGGAGCAACTCCGGCAGTAGTTACCTTCTCTGAAGCTCCTGCGAACGGGGCAGCCATTGAGATTATGGTAGCTCAAATAGCAGTTACTGATATAGGTACTCCAGCAGACAACACAGTCACTACGGCTAAAATAGTTAATAACGCAGTAACCACTGCTAAGATAGCTGATGGATCAATTACCTCTGCCAAGCTAGGTGCGGGTGTGGGCGGAGCATTCAATGACTTTGCTATCAAGACTGGAAACTATACAGCAGTCACCCGTGACCAGCTAATCGTAAACTCAAGCAGCGCAGTGACAATCACTCTTCCTGCAAGCCCTAGTGCGGGTAACGTAGTTTTTATCAAGAACGCTGGCACAGGCACAGTAACCGTGGGTCGTAATGGCTCTAAAATAAACAGTACAGCAGACGATGGTTCACTGGCGGCAGACGCTGCTGCATCTCTGGTGTACGTAGATTCAACAATTGGTTGGAAGGAGCTATAGATGGCTATCCCATTAGGAGCAGGTGGAGGCGGTTCTCTACCAGTAAACATAGTGTTAACTTCATCACAGACTTGGGTTCCACCCGCTGATGGAAACATTTGTATTCATGTTGTCGGTGCTGGTGGTGGTGGTGCTTCTGATAATGCAAATGCTGCTGGCGGGGGTGCTGGGGGCTATTGTAAAAAAACATCTTTAGCTGTAACTACTTCAGGGTCTTTTACTGTTGTTGTTGGAAGCGGAGGGCAAGGCGGTCAAGGTTCTAGTAACAGCGGTCAAGGCTCTAACGGTGGAAACAGTACAGTTGCAGGAACAGGATTATCAAGCACCCTTACAGCTAATGGGGCAACAGGAGGCCAGCAGTATAATGCAGGAGCAGGAGGCACAGCAGCCAACGGCAATGTAAATAATACTGGTGGAGCAGGAAACAATCATGGTGGCGGTGCAGTTGGTTTAACTGGCACTGGTAATTCTGGAGGTAACGGAGATAATCAAAGAGGTTTCAGAGGCGGTGATTGCGACTTGATTGGGCCAGAAAGCCATATAGGTTATGGTTATATTTTTGGTGGTAGAGGCGGCATGGCATTCTTGTCTCAAACAAACTCTAGTAGTTCTTACGGGGTTTTTAATTATGGCCCGACTGGTCGAGGAGAGTTTTTAGCAGGAGGTGGTAAGCATCTAGTTTCGGCTAGTGGCTCAAGTTGGAATAATACTGGGGGTGATGGTGGTATAGGTGGTGGCGGTGGGGGGTGTATAAACGCTATAAGCGCGGGAAATGCTCACGGTGGTAATGGCGGTGACGGCATTGTAATCATTCAGTACCTACCAGCATAAGGAGAATAAAATGAAATACATAATTAAAGATGCTGACGGCAACATCACTAACTACATCAACGCTGACGCTGAGTTTGTTGAGGCTAACTTCGAGCATTACGAACTATGGGTTGAGCCAACACCCGCAGAGCCTACGCAAGAAGAAATAAATGCTCAAGCAAGAGCATGGCGTAATGGCGAACTGTCATCCACAGACTACATAGTCCCTCTGACAGACCACCCTCAACGCGATGCTTACATGGTCTATAGAGAGAGCCTGAGAGCATGGCCTTCTACAGATTCGTTCCCTGAAACAAGACCAGAGGTGGGCTAATGGCTTTAACAAAAGTAAAAGCTGGTGTTATTGCTTCTGACCCCATAGCCGTAGGCATCACCACAGTAGCTACAGCGTCATCTTTAACAGCCACAGTCAACACGCACGTCTACGTTAGCGCGGCTGGGCAGACCATTACACTACCTGCGTCACCTTCTGCTGGTCAGCGGGTGCTTATTACTGTTGGCAACTTCACTAATACAGTGGTCGGACGTAACGGCAGCAACATTATGTCAAGCGGTACAGACATGACGCTGGACAAAGAGTACCTTTCAATTCAATTTATTTTTGCAGACGCTACACGCGGATGGGTAATGGCATGAGTAACTTTACAGATTTTATTAGTTCAGGTGGTGGCGGTGGTGGTGGTGTTCTTCAAGAAATTATTTTAGATAATTCTCAAACTTGGACACCTCCAAAAAACGGAACAGTTACCGTAATAGTAGTTGGTGGTGGCGGTGCTGGTGGTAGGATTCCCGGTACTGGCGTTGCTTTAGGCGGTGGTGCTGGAGGCTATTGCGAATACAGAAACTTGGAAGTTACTACTAGTGGTTCGTACACAGTCGTAATTGGTGCTGGTGGAACTACTCCTTACAATAGTTCGTCGTCAACAGGTGTCTCTGGCGGCAACTCAACTGTTGCAGGCACAGGTTTATCTGCTACTTTAACGGCTAACGGGGGTACGGGTGGCACTGAAGGTGCAACTACCAACGCAACTAGACCCGGAGCAGCCGGAGGCACCGCAAGCAACGGGACATATAACTTTACTGGAGGTGCAGGAGGAAATATAGCATCAGCTTCTGCTCTTAATAGTAGCACTAAGGCCGCTACAGGCGGTGGCGCTGTTGCAATTCAAGGTGTTGGATATCGCGGTGGTAGTATTGAAGGCTCTGGACAATCCGGCAGTATAGCTTGTGGGGGTGCAGGTATTGGGGGTGAAGGCTCTACTAAGTACGGAACAGGCTATAGTTTTAATGGGCCAGCAACTGATGGTGGGGGTGCGTGCCATAGAGGCGTTGCACTAGTTAGTGCGTACATGAACATGGCTGAAGGTTCTCAGGGCGATGGCAATAGACACATAACAGGCCTAACTATGTTTGGTAGCCTTACAGGTGTCAATGCCGCTATTGGTGGAACAAATGGAGACAATGAAGACGCGGGCAGTGGTGGTAACATTAATTCCGCATATCAATATAATAACTCCAGAAACAGTCCTTATGCTGCATCTATGGGCGCAGGCGGTGGAGGCTGTCAGTCAAACAATAAGATTTACACCGCTGGTAATGGTGGTGCTTTTGGAGGTGGTGGAGGGTTAATCAACACAAGCTCTGACGCAAGTTTTACTCATACGGGACGTGGCGGCATTGGTGGAGGAGGCGGTGGTACAGTGAAGGCTAATACAGGCCACAATTACCGTGGCTCTCGTGGTGGTCAGGGTATCGTCATAATTCACTACACAGCATTCGCATAAGGAGGATAAGCTATGCAAACATTTGAAATTTTAAACTCTGATGGTAATGTTATTAACCTAATCTTAGCTGATGAATCTTTTGTTGAGGCACACTACAGCAACTACAGAGCCGTAGTCGAAGTAGTAACAGACGAAGAAATAGCAGCAGCGTCAAATGACAGAGAAAGAGGCTGGAGGGATAGTGAGCTAAAAGCAACTGATTACATCCCTTCAATTACAGACCATCCTCAGCGTTCAGCATATTTGACCTACAGAACTGCCCTACGCGACTGGCCGTCAACTTCTAACTTCCCAGATACTCGCCCAACTTTAGGAAGCTAATATGATTGCAGAAATCTCAGCAGTAGTAGGTGTACTCAAGACTCTGAACGCAGGTATTAAAACTGTTAAAGAGTCTGGGTCGCACCTGTCCGACTTAGCTGGTATTTTTACAAGTCTTACGGAAAGCAAGGTAGCCGTAGAAACGATTGAGGAGGCTTCTAAGCAGGGCGATCACGTACTGACACAGGAGGAAGCCTTAGAGCTTGCATGGGCTAAGAACGCTATTAGAGAGCGTGAGAAGGAACTAAAGAAGATAACCCCTAGAGATGTGTGGCGTGACATGTTAAACATACAACACAAGTCTCTGATGGAACACAAGCACAAGCTAGAGAAAGAAAGATTAGCTAAGTTACGTAAACAAACTAAAGTATCTGAAGCAGTCAAGACAATCTTAGGCACAGCTTTACTGATTACTGTAGGCATTGCATTATACATATTTATTAACGGAGGTCAGTAATGACTAAGATTATAACAAAGAACTCTAGTACCGCAGGAGACGCTCCCGCTACTAGTGACTTAGTGCAGGGTGAGCTGGCGGTAAACGTCACAGATAGAAAGCTATACACCAAGAACTCAAGCAACGCTATTGTAGCTTTAGGTGCAGACTTAGCTTCTAACAACCCTACAGCTACTGACAATGTAACACTAGGCGCTAACGCTGGAGCTGGTTTAACATCAGGAACAGGTAATACTTTTATTGGTGCTGACGCTGCTCCAGTTGTTACATCTGCTGCTAGTAATACTTCTATAGGTAACGATTCGTTATTATTAAACGTGATAGGTGCAGGAAACACAGCGATAGGTAAGTTAGCCCTTAACAAAGCCACTGCTAACTTTAATACAGGCGTTGGTTATATTGCTGGAAACGCACTTACGACAGGCGTTAGTAATACTTTTGTAGGTGACTCAGCAGGGTCAAACATTACAACAGGTCAGGGTAATGTTAATATAGGTTATCAATCTAATGCATCTTCAGCAACCGTTACCAATGAAGTAACACTAGGTAGTTCTTCTATTACTGCCTTACGTTGTAATGTACAAAGCATATCTGCACTGTCAGACGCTAGAGATAAGACAAACATAGATGATACTCCTTACGGTGTAGACTTTATTAACACCCTACAGCCTCGTCAGTTTACCTGGGCCACTCGTGAAGGCAGTCCTAAAGACGGTAAGGTAGAGCAAGGCTTTATTGCACAAGAGTTGCTTGAGGCCGCTGGCGTTGACAAAGACAAACTAAACTTAGTATATGAATCTAATCCTGACAGGCTAGAGGCTACAGTAGGTAATCTTATTCCTATCCTTGTGAAGGCCGTACAAGAACTATCTGCTCGTGTAACAGAACTGGAGAATAACTAATGAGCCAGCAAGACGCATCCCCAGCACAGCAGTACCTGTGGTGTTTATCTAGTGTAGACCTAATCAACGCTATTGTTGCTGATGACTCTGGTCACTATGAACCTGCTAACTGTGTAGAGCGTAACGTACAACATCTACAGCTAATGGTAGGTAAAGACTTCTGGACAACTGAGGACATGGCTCCGCTTAACGAAGCTATTGCAGCAGGCTTGTCCTATGGCTCTTGATACTGGTAAAGACGTTATAGACGTAGCAGCAGCTTCTACAGCTCTTATGACAATGGCTGCATGGCTACCGCCCGTTGCTTCTTTGTTTACTATTATCTGGTTAGGTATCCGCATCTGGGAAACTGACACCATACAGAAACTACGTAGAAAAGAATAACTTGACTTTTGACTAAAAATAGTGTATAATATATGAGTATATTAAATAGTTTAATTAGCCCAGTTACTGGTTTGTTAGATAAATTTATTGAAGATAAAGATACTAAGAATGCCTTGGCCCATGAGATTAGTACAATGGCAGAGCGACATGCTCAGGAGTTAGCCAAGGGTCAGCTAGAAGTCAATAAGGTAGAGGCGGCACACAAGAATCTATTTGTAGCAGGCTGGAGACCAGCAGTCGGTTGGTCATGTTGCTTTGCTCTTGTCTACTCTACTATCCTATCACCCATCTTAGGTATATGGTTTACTGTTCCTCCTGTTGACAGCTCCCTGCTCACTACTGTGCTTATGGGTATGTTAGGTCTTGGTGCTATGCGAACAGTAGAAAAGTCTAAAGGCGTACAGAGAGAACGATAATGGCTGAAGCATTTGCTAGTCCTTTTGAAGAAGAGCAGTTTGGGATAGTTGTTCCAGATAGTGCTGAGTCTTTTTCTGCCTTTACTCCTTCCTTAACACTGGCTGGTGTTCCTTCGTATGACACTCCTGAAGAATCTTTAAGCAACTTAGCTGGCTATGTTCAACAGCAGATAGGACAGGGCCGTGCTTTAGGATCAGCAGCTATAGAGTCTGGTGACTTTAGTGGGTTAGAAGGCGAAGATGTTAATAAACTACGTAGAGACTCACGTAATGTTAGAGACTCTTATACAGAAAACGTAGACGAAAACATTATTGATTTTGTTACAGACAACAACATACCTCTATTTAAAGAAGTAGATGGGCAGAAACTATATCTAAACACAGGTACGTCAGGCTCGTTATCAGGCATAGCCAAAGAAGGCAGTGATGTTATTTATCAGTCTTATGGCCCTGTAGGTACTTACTCCTCAATAGCTGTTCCTAAAGAGCGCGGCATTGTTGCATCGTTTCCTCCTGTTGTTAGAGCAGCCCTTAGTTATTTTAGTGGAGGCATGTCAGAAGCAATATTAGCAGGCGTAAAAGGATTAGCTGGAGAAACTTTAACTACATCAGACTGGTTAAATATAGCAAGAGGTACGTTTAATCTTTATACTCAAGGCTCGTCAGGAGCTTCTGGAACAGGTACAGGACAAGACCTTAATAGAACTTTAGAAGAGATGTCACAAGACTCTAGTAGTGGAGTTATGTCTGCTTTAGGAGAGATAGGTAAGAACATTCCTGAAAACACTGCTTTAGGTGGTGGTACTCTTGATACTGTAGGTGGAGTATTAGATGCTGGTCGTGCATTAGACGCTTACAATCTTTATGAGATACTAATTGAAAGAGCTACGGAAGGAGACGTTGACTTTTCGGAGCTAGTGCCTACAGGAACACTACCAAGTGGCTCTACAATTCCTCAAGATACAGAATCAGGCGATCTAGACAAAGAAGGTATTGAAAACGATTTTGATTTTGATCCTGACATACCTCCTCCTGTACTACCTAAAGAACCAACAGAAGCTGCTGCCTCCGCTGCCGCTGCTGCTGCACAAGCTGCTGAAGCTGCTGGCGCTAGTAAAGCTGCTGCCGCTGCTGCTGCACAAGCTGCTTATGACGCTGTTATGAATGGAGCAGATGCTGCTACCGCTGCTGAGGCAGGTGCTAACGCTGCTTCTGGTTTTGAAGATACTGGAGGCGATAATAACGCTGACGGTTTAACTAACACAGACTTAGAAGGAAACTTAGGAGAAGACCCAGAGGGCGCAAAACAACTACCTAAGTGGGAAGCAGGAACAGAGATGGTTTCTAATCCTGATTTTAATCCTGATACAATGGATAGTGTTGTTCTTAGGCAGGTTTACGAAGCAGTGCTGAGAGGAGAACTTAGTGTTGACGATTACGTAAAAATGGGAGGAAAACACAGAGGGGCTTTAGAAAGAGGAGTGTCTTCTGATGATGTTTATTCAGACTATCCTCCAGAGCAGATAGAGCAAGAAAGAGAGCAAGAACAACTAACTGAAGATGATTTTAATAGTCGGTATGAAGACGGGTTTTTTGGCGGTTTTTTTGATGCTTTAGACTTTGACGGTGATGGTTTTGTCTCAGAAGAAGAGTTGTTTAACTGGGAGCATTTTCCAGATGAAAGAAGTTTAGGCGATGATGACGACGATGATGATGACTCAGGCACAGGCACAGGTACAGGTACAGGTACAGGTACTGGTACTGGCACTGGTACAGGTACAGGTACTGGCACTGGTACAGGTACAGGTACA